TCTATATTACTCATAAGCTTTAACCTTTGTCTTAATCCTTTTTTAAAGTATCTTTCCTTTATTTTACCTAACTGTTCAAAGGCTAGAAGCTTGTACTTCATAGCTACACCACTTGCATTACCCACAAAGTTTTCATCAGTTAGACAAGGAACTTTTGAAAACTCGTGAATATCATCTTTAAGACTTTTCTTTAAAACTTCTATTTCAGTTTCATTAAGATTTTTAACTAACCACTTGGCCTCTCCACCTGGATCAAGTTCTAAAATTTTAAGTTCTTTTAATATTTTTCCTGTCTTGATCTTTTCTTCTTCATCATCACCTAAAGTTGCTCCTATAACTGCCAAAAGAGCATCAACCATCTGCTCTTTGTCATTTACTCTGTCTGATTGTAAAAGGTTATATGCATCTATTAGTGTTATTACTCCTTCAAAATCTCCTTTGCTTTTCTTATTGTTGTGATACTCTATAAACGGTATCTCTCCAAAATAATGTTCATTTAAATCAATTTCCTTTGGAGTTTTGCTACTTAAATCTTGAAAGAAGTAATGATATATTTCCGTATCAGTATATATGTGAACATCATAACCAGTTTTCTTATCATCAATATCCTTTTTCTCAAAATAAGTTACTGCAAACATAGGTTTATGCTTTACTGTACTATCTACAACTAAAAATCCATTGAAGGGACTTACTACAGCTAAATCTGGATATGGTACTTCATCATCATTCATATATAAAAGCTCATTACCTAATCCAAAAATACTAATATCTATTGCTAACTCATTATTGTGTGAATCTTCATCTATGTCTGTAAATATATCATTCAATGCTTCTGAATCATCTCCAGAGTAACTTATTGGAGTTCCAAACACATACCCCACTCCCATATCAGTTATATACTCAGCATGATTACAAACTAATTTATTGTTAGGCAGTGAATTACTTGATAATGTTCTTCTTTTAATATCATGTTCACCATCATAATAATCATTTAGTTTCTTATATCTAGTAATTAAATCTTGATGATTATCCAAACATTTAACCAATAATTCTATAGGAACAGAACCATCTTCATTTAAAAGCTCTCTGTCTTTTATAATTGCCATTTCATCACCCTACTTTATATCTCTAAATCGAATTTTTTTATTATTTTTTATAAAATCTAATGCACAATTAATTACAATTCTAGTTAACCAATATTTAAAAGATGCTATATTTTTAATGCTTTTTATATTAAGCATTGCTCTATAAGTGCATTCTTGTATTATCTCTAGAGCGTCTTCCTCATTTTTTACATAACTATACGCTATTTTATATAAATAGATTTTATATTTTTTTACAAGCTCAATAAAACTTTCTTTGTCTCCATCTATTGCCCTTTTTATAATAGTTTCATTATTTTCATCTAAAAATTTTAGTTTTACTGTAGACACGCCTTCCATATCTTTCTCCTA